ATCCGCACTTTCACCACTCGGTAAATCACCACCGGCACTTATTGTTGGTGAGTTTAATGCGCCATTAGCGTCATAAACCGCAAAGTTATTATTTTGGTGAAGAGCATAACCTGTTCGGTTTTGGGTTCCATCTTCAACTGCAGTTGATGTAGGTAACCTATCACTTCTCATAACCATATTAACTGAGTTATTGAAGTTTATTGGGGATAAACCATATCTATAGTAAGCTGGTGAATACGCCGCACTTAAGTTACCCCCAACATTTCCCCCATTAAACCATCCACTTCTATAATTGTAATATTGACCTTCCTGACAATCTTGATCACAACTAGGTGTACTACCATTAGTATTAGTATATAAAGTCATATTAAATGGTATGTTTAAGTCCCAAGCGGCAAAAGTACCACCTCCAATGTAATCAGTTTGTTGTCTAGGTAATGTAAAATTAGATCCACCAACTAATTGATAATTATTACCGGCAGTTAATGTTGTAATTGTCTCCCACCCTGATATTGGTGTATATAGTGACGATATTGGGTCATTAGTGCTTAAATAAAAATATGGTAAGTTTGACGTAAACCCTGAATATGATGTTGCATCAGGAGTAAATGTAAATGATGGGAAATATAAGTTAGCACTTGTATTACCACTTGTATTATGACTTAGCGTTGCTTTACCTGCGGATGTCCCTTTAATAGGTTGGTTCATATAATACTGACCTGTAACTGATATGTTCAACGCAGAACCAAATGCCGATGTTTGTCCAAAAATTCTTGCTAAATCATATTTTATTTTTTGTGGCACCGTATTTGGGTCAACACCTCTAACAAATATACAAACCTCATATGTATCATGATTAGACATTGTTTTTATAACATCAGGAACCGTATATATGTAAGAATTATTAATGGGTGGGGATAACAAAACACTACAATCGGGTACCGCAACTTTTACGTCATGGAATAGATACGAACTTTCATAATATCCTAAAGTTCCCACTGATGATCCTGAAAATTGACTTACAGTCATACCAGTTATGAGTTGAAAATATTCTACGTCTGTTGCGTATTTCAAATAAGATTGTTCAGCATTAGGATTACCAGATACTGGTAGCTGACTTGATGATGGTTGGTTAATCATAACAGTTGCACCTCCAGGAACATTACTATTTCCGTTTGGATCTGCTGGATTCGCATATTGTATAACAATCGGTATTGAACTACCTGTTAATGTTGTCCCTGTAATTGAGTTGGTTCCAAATTGATTAAGTGTTGCACCAGTTAAATTAATTAACCTATTAGATGATCCAACGTCAGTATAATTAGGGTCTTGGAAACTACATAGTCCTCCAATACCTAATTGTGATGTGGTTCCTTGTTTCATTAAGATAACAACAACTTGATCTAAAAATGGTTGAGATCCAGGAATCTGTGGGTTAACAGTTGTCTGTATTCTATTAACACCTGTAAAATATTTATTTCTTAAGTTAAATTCATTTAATTTCTGAGGGAATGTATCTGTAAGTGGATACGCAAAAAATCTTTTATCTGAGTTTGAGTTATGAAATAAAGGTATTCCATCTTTTTCTGCCGCCCATAAGAATGGTTGAGGTGCATGTAATAATAAAGATTCGTTAGGAATATATCTATTTGGGTCTGTAGAACTTAAAACATCATAACCCGATATTACTCGTTTAAAATCTAAGGTCGCTCTTACAGCAATTTCAACTGCTAAGTCCTGATCTCCAATTATTGTTGCAAATGATTTAAAATTATTACCAAAAAAACCAGGAGTACAATCAAATGGGTCATCGTCAGGATTACCATTAACTGTAGTCCAAAATAAATTTGGGTGATCTATATTATACGAACCAGCAGAGTTGACAGGTGCGATCACACTATTAGCAGGAACCAAAGTTAAATTATACGCCCCACTAGATGTTGCTTGTGCCTCAGCATTAATTTGTTGTGTAACACTATTTGTATCAAAATCATCATCTAATTCGGCATTTCCACAATCACAATCACAACTTGTACAATCAGGATATGCAATCATCGGTAGACCAATTCTTGGGAATCCTTTAACTTTAATCGCCGCAAGTATTGCAAATGCGGTAAATGCCACTGCTAATGCTATTTTAAACGCCGCAATGGCAATCTGAGCAATCCCCCATAATAAATTCCTTATTGTTTCACCTAACAAACCCGCATTAACGACAACCCCAAGTCCAACACTAAGTACCCCTAACGCATCATTTATCGCTGCAAGTCCTGTTTGGATTGCCTCAAGTCCCGACACAACAGCGTCATAAGTTAAAAAAATACCTAATACAATAAGAAGGTATTTTAATATAGGCCACATAAATGCAATTAAATGCGCCACAAATAAAAGTACTAATATTGGAAAAGTTAAAATGTTAATTAGTATGTTGAATACGAAGAATATAAAATCAAAATTTCTAATTATGTCATTAACAGGGAACGTGTTAACATTTGATTTACACGTTCTATTATCAATTTCCTTAATTCCTAAGTGTCTTGCCCTACCAATACCATTTTTATATCGGTCAAGGAACATTGCGGTAGTGTAAACTTTATTATATTTAAATTCATAAAACGTGTCTTCACAATTTATAGCTTCTTGTGGGTCATAATAGTCATCCCAATCTAAACTAAAAGCATAAGACCTTAAAAGACTGAATAAGGCTTGTGGATATTGTGTAAATGTTAGGGTTTGAGGTTGTAATGGGTCAATAGGTGTTGCAACTATTTGGAATGTTTGTCCAGCCGGTACCGTAATTGACTCTAAACTACCCAAATAAATTTGACCATTTATATATATCTGATAACTGGCAACGTTATTAGTTGTTAGTGGTACTAACCCTATAGTTGATCCAAACACTATTGTATTACCACTTGTTGTCCCAACAGGTAATGTTGGATAAACATATGTTGTTGTTGATTGATTTAATGGGTCAGTATTTGAAGAAACCCAACCGTGTTCTTTAATGTTAGGAACTAAAAAGTTAGCCCTTAAAAAACTACCCTGTAGTCCTTGTTCGTTTTGCCATTTGAATTTAAACCTATATTTTCCTTTTGTTGGTATTCCTTTTTTAGGGTCAGTTGAGAATGCTTGTTCCCCAAATTCGTTAGTATAGATATAATCCAGATTCATTGGGACATTTGCAACAAATGTTCCATCGGCATCAATAATTTTTGATCCTCCCTCAAATGAGTATTGTTCAAGTATTGGTAATCCCAATGAGTCAGAATTTATGGTTTGTCTAATTGCCAACACCTCACCAGGACCAGCAACTAATTCACATAAGTTACCTGTATTGTTTTTTGGTTTACAACTTACTTTAAGAGCGTCATCATCGGTTGTTGAGATGATTGACCCCATAAATATAGATGTGGGTTGTATGTTAATATTCGCCTGCTTTGTTAAATCGAAATCAATACGGGTAATACCCACCTGACAAAGATCGGCTTCACCCCAGAATGGACGAACATCCACATCAAATACTAAGTTTTTAATTTGTGGTAATTCCCTAAGATTTGTTGAGGTTTTAAATGTTGCACCATCAACTTGTGATTCTGTCGCTAAACCTTGTTGTATTAAATCTTGTGGTGAAAGTGAAAAACATCCCATGTCCGAGAGGTCAATATCCATTACGATTGTTTGGTTTCCAACTGGAACACCCATTATCATAAAGTCACCACTTTCATTTGTCTTAACAGTAAATCGATAATATTTATCAAAAACTTCAATATATGAAGAATCCATCAATACATCTCCCTTATTTGGAAATGATCCCGTTGATTGGTGTCCCTTATATGATGGTAATTTTGGTAATAGATTATATCTATACCCTTCCTCAGTTGTATCTCCGATTGTTTTAAACGGATAAAGTTCGGCAATAAATGGGTTTAATGAATCGGCATTATCCAATGGAATAAACACAGATACCTTAGCATTTGGTAATCCGTAACCACCATTAACAAAAACCCTACCAACAACAACTCCATAATCAGCACAAAAACGAGTGTATACATCATTTCCAAGAATCTTTAAAGAAAGTATCTCTAATTGTTCCCAATCTTGTTCTAAGTTAAGGTTAATATATTTGTCAACCCCCACTTGGGTTCTTATTCTATATGATTTAGACATTAAATGCTCGTTTTTTCATAAATAGTTTATTTCCTATTTTAGAAAAATAATCTTCTTTTCAGAAAAATAAATCGCTAAGAGAAGTTTACCGTTTTTAGGTTGAGAACTCTTATGTTAATATCCTTATTTGGATATCTAATTTGATATATTTGTGTTGGTGTTGCAAAGATTGTATCCGCAGTTGGTTGAATCTGTTTTGTTACTGGGTCAGAGTAAGGCATTGATGTTTGACTTGACGAATATTGTCCTCCAACTTGGTTGAAGAATCTAACGTCGGATACACTTACAATACCATTTTCCGATTGGACTAACCTTTTTAGTTCTGATATATTAACATTTTCACCCAATTGTCTAACAAAAGGATTAAAAAAGGTTGTTACGATATCAATAACTTTTGCAACAATAGATCCTTGATTTTGACTATTATCCAAAACAACATCAACATCAACCACTAAGTCGATTGTTTCAGCCGCCTGTATCGATATATAATCGTTTATCATTCTATAGTTTGACAGATAGTTCGCAACATTTTGTTTTAGTGTGTTAGAAACAACATTTGATAAACTACCATTTAAATCGTAAGACAACATTTTAATCGTTATCTTATTATTTTCTTCAGTAATAGCAACCTTTGCTGGTGCTCCGAACTGAGATGGCATTGTTCTAATAATTGAATTATAATCATTTACTGTAACAGCTCTGTGTTGTGCCGCAAAGTTAAACGAAACCAAATTTCTAACATCTTCTGTTGTTGGTGGGTTAGCACCCCCAATTGCCGCAGTCACATTATTACAACTTAAACTATTAATAACACTTCTATTTACAGAATCAGATGGTCCATTTATTGCAAATGACACGGTACCAATTTGGTTTATTGTATTTATACCTAAATTACTTCCCAAACCACCACCAATTCTATATTGAACAAATAATGTTGTATTTACGGGTAAAGCAGATCCTAAAGCTAAATTATTTGTATACCTACTTAAATCAAATCCTTTTCCGTCACTAGCAAACTCTCTAAGTTGAGCTTCAGCAGAAATATTACCACCACCAAATGTCATTTTACAGAATCCTTCAGGGGTATACTCACTAATAAACTTTTGTGATGTTGAAATATATCTGCCCACTTTAATACCAGGTTGATCCGATACCTTAGTTGGGTCTTCAACAAATACTCTATCTTGTACCAAGGCATCTACCTCAAACCATCTATCAGGACCTACCGTAATAAAATCTTGCGGTTGCGGAATTATTGA